GGCTATGGGCGGTAAGTGCTAATGATGCCGAGTCGAGGTATGGGCGCAATCCGCCCTTCCAAAATGCCAAAAGCAAAGATTGGCAGGCGGAAGGATGGCGACAAGTTCACCCAATATAAAGAGGGTGGGAAGGTCAAGTCTCGTGTTAACGAGTCAAATGCCTATACCAAGCCCGGTATGCGTAAGCGTCTTTTTGAGCAGATCAAAGCTTCAAGTACCCAAGGTACTGGAGCAGGAAAATGGTCCGCAAGAAAAGCGCAACTATTGGCTAAGAAGTATAAAGCCGCTGGTGGTGGCTATAAGTGATTCGCAAGCCAGTCTACGATCCAAAGAAAGATGGAAACGTTTTTAAATGGATCTTAGGCGCTTCTGAAACTTATAGAGAGATGCGAAGGGTAGAGACAGATGCCGCTAAGGAAGCCGCAACAGTCCTTGAAAGATTGGACAAACCAGAAATGGAGAACTAAAAGTGGTAAGCGTTCTTCGGATACTGGTGAACGATATTTGCCCTCCGCAGCTATCAAAGCTTTGTCTCCCGCCGAATATGCAGCTACTACGAGGGCCAAACGGGCAGGTAAGGCTAAGGGTAAGCAGTTCGTCGCTCAACCTAAGGGAATTGCAAAGAAGACAGCGAGGTTTCGATAATGGCTAAAAGTTTTCCAGATCTAAATAAAGACGGTGAAGTTACTAAAGCTGACATCCTAAAGGGTCGTGGTGTGCCGGGTATGAAAAAAGGTGGTAGTACCAACTGGATTAAAGGCGCCATTAAAAAACCTGGGGCGTTACGCAGTTCGCTTGGGGCAAAGCCCGGTAAACCAATACCGGCTAAAAAGCTTGCCGCAGCAGCTAAAAAGCCCGGTAAGATGGGTCAACGTGCTCGTCTAGCGCAGACTTTAAAAGGACTTAAGAAGTGACCACTTCTGGCACCCACGCTTTTAACCTTGACCTCAGCAATATATTTGAAGAGGCGTTTGAGCGTTGCGGGAAAGAACTTCGTACTGGTTACGAGTTCAGAACTGCGCGTCGAAGTCTTAATCTTCTGACGATTGAGTGGGCGAACCGAGGTATTAACCTCTGGACAATTGAGCAGGGTGCTATACCTTTAGTTACTGGTCAGGCTATTTATCCTGTTCCAGTCGATACGATCCAGCTTTTGGATACTGTAATACGACAAAATAACGCTACTTTGAACCAGTCGGATATTAATATCAGCAATATTGCTGAGCCGACTTATTCTTCGATACCCAATAAACTCACCCAAGGACGCCCAATTCAGTATTGGTTTAACAGGCAGACCGGGGAGACTAACCCAACAACTGTGACGCTATCTGGCAATATCTCTGCTACAGATACGACAATTACTGTATCTAACGTGTCAGAACTTGCTGCCGCTGGTTTTGTAAAAATCGGTAATGAGACTATTAGCTACCCTAACGTAGACATTACGAATAACCAACTCTTAAATTGTGCTAGAGGACAGTACGGCACAACCGCAGCCGCGCATCTTACTGGAGCAGCCATCTCTGTTCAAAATTTACCTTGCGTAAACCTCTGGCCTACCCCCAATGCTCCGGGCGACCAGTACACCTTTATTTACTGGAGGATGCGCCGGATGCAAGATGCTGGCAACGGCGTCAATACTCAGGATATTCCGTTCAGGCTTTTACCTTGCCTTGTGGCTGGTCTTGCTGCACACCTAAGTATGAAGCTACCTGAAGTTGATCCGCTAAGAATTCAGATGCTAAAGGCTGACTACGAAGAACATTGGTTAATGGCTTCCTCCGAAGATAGAGAGACTGCTCCGCTTCGGATCGTCCCACGTAATTTATTCTACGCGGGGTAAACCATGCCTAATCGGTTTGCCTCTGGTAAATATGCGATTGCAGAGTGTGACCGGTGTGCACAGCGGTACATGCTAAAGCAGTTAAAAATACAGATCGTAAAGACTCGACCATTTAAGATTAAAGTTTGTCCGACTTGTTGGGACCCTGATCAACCCCAGTTGCAGTTGGGTATGTATCCGGTAAATGACCCTCAAGCGGTTAGAGATCCGAGGCCAGATGTTAGCTATCAAGTTTCTGGTACTAATGGGTTGCAGATTTTACTTACTAATAGTACTGCGCCATTAGGCTTTGGTTATTCAGAGGGTGGTAGTAGAATTATCCAATGGGGATGGGCGCCTGTTGGGGGTGCTAGGGCAGATGATGCCGGGTTAACGCCTAACAATTTAGCGCTAGGGATTACCCTAGGTAATGTCACTGTTGTAACCGTTTAGGAGTAAGAAAATGACTATGAATAAAGTACGCAGCGTTGCAAAAACCGAAGCTCGTAAAGCCGTGAAAGGACACGAGGCTTCCATGCATGGTGCTAAAAAGATGAAAAAGGGTGGAGTTACGTCTCTGGAAATGAAGAAGTATGGGCGTAATCTTGCTCGGGCTATGAATCAGCGGTCTTCTTCGAGGGGTCGATAATGGCTAAGTACAGTAAAAAAGTTATGGGAAAAGAGGTCGGTGACGGCGCTCTTTATGCCCCTCCTCACACGATGACAGGTAAATTCATTGGTGAAAAAGAAGCCATGAAAGCTGTAAGCCGCCCACCTGATCCTAATACACTGGCAGCAAATCAAATGACTTGCAACACTGTTGCGGGTCGCGTAAGTGCTGGAGATCCCGGTAGGGATGATGTTAAAACATCAGGGATCAAAATGCGTGGTGTTGGGGCTGCTACTAAAGGCATTATGTGCCGAGGACCGATGGCTTAAAATGCCCTACGCTGACCCTAAAGACCCTCGTAAGCTACAGCGTGTAAATGCTTGGTCTGCTGCAAACCCCAAAAAGGTAAAAGCGGCGAAGCAAAAATACGCTGAAAGCAATAAAGAAGCATGCCGTGCGAGGGTAGCAGCGTGGATGGAACAAAACAAAGAGCAGATGAAAGAAATACGCAAGGTTTGGCGTGAACGGAATAAACATAAGTCACAAGCGTATGTAAGGAAGCGACAAGCCGCTAAAATGCAAAGAACGCCAAAATGGCTTTCTAAAGACGATCTTTGGATGTTAGAAGAAGCGTATGAGGTTGCGGTTAAAAGAACTAAACTGTTTGGGTTTCAGTGGGATGTAGACCATATTGTTCCGTTACAAGGCAACACAGTTTCCGGATTACATGTGCCTTGGAATATACAGGTTATACCCGCAGTAGTTAATTCTAGCAAAGGAGCTAGGCTGTGAATTACACACAACTCTTTGAAACTATTAAAGGTTTCACAGAGAACGATTTCCCAAATACGCAGTATGGTGACCCCACCGCTGCTACGGAAACTTTTACGTCTGCTGAACAGATTAACACGTTCATTCGACAGGCCGAACAGAGAATTTACAACTCGGTCCAATTTCCTTCTATTCGAAAGAATGTGACTGGTCCTACAACTATAAACAACAAGTACCTCTCAAGCCCACCCGACTTTCTTGCTGTGTATTCCATGGCGGTAATTGATCCGGTTACGGGGGATTATGAGTATTTGCTAAACAAAGACGTAAACTTTATCAGGGCCGCATACCCTAACCCTACTGCTACGGGTAAACCCTATTATTACGCTCTGTTTGGTCCCACAACGACAAATACCAATCCCCCTGTAATTACTAACGAGCTAACTTTTATTCTTGGCCCAACACCAGATGCTGCATACAACATTGAACTTCACTACTATTACTACCCTGAGTCTATTGTCACTGCAACAACTACTTGGCTTGGGGATAACTTCGATTCATTACTTCTCTACGGTTCGCTCTTAGAGGCTTACACCTTTATGAAGGGTGAGCCAGATGTGATAGCTAATTACGAGAAGCGTTACAACGAAGCATTAGCTCTTGCTAAACGCCTTGGTGATGGGATGGAGCGTCAGGATGCTTACCGATCCGGGCAGTTTAGGATGGATGTCCAATAATGGCATTCACGGGCAACTTCACCTGCAACTCGTTCAAGTCTGGTTTGATTGACGGAGACTTTGATTTTGATACGGACACGTTCAAGATTGCGTTATACACAAACAGCGCATCGCTTAACGCAGAGACTGCTGCGTATACAACAAGTGGTGAGGTTGTTGGTTCAGGCTACACGGCTGGTGGGAATACCCTAACAGTCTCCAAGGGCATCACAGGCGGTACGGCGTTTATTACATTTACAGACACTTCGTGGTCTGCCGCTATTACGGCTCGTGGTGCGTTGATTTACAAGGATAGCGGTTTAGCTGTTTGTGTATTAGACTTTGGGTCAGATAAGACCTCTACAACAACCTTCTCGGTTGACTTTCCGGTAGCGTCTTCTACGGATGCTTTAATTAGACTTTCTTAAGGAGTTTTAAAATGAAATCAAAAGCACTAAGCACTGACAAAATGTCTGCTGCGATTGTTTCTGGTACCAATGCTGGCGAAAGCGCAGCAGGTGGTGGTGTGTTCCATCTAACTTGTCATGATAAAGATGGCAATTTAAAGTGGGAATCTAAAGCCAAAAATTTAGTAGTTAACGAAGGTCTTCAGGACATGAACACCAAGTATTTTAAAGGCAGCACTTACACTGCGGCTTGGTTTATTGGCTTGATTTCTGGCACTACTCCAACTTTGGCGGCTGCGGATACTTTGGCTTCTAAAGCTTGGACTGAAACAACCGCTTATGCAGGTAATCGTAAAACAGCGACATTTGGTACTGCTACAACCGCAGATCCTTCAGTAATTGACAATGACGCCAGCCAAGCGCAGTTCACCATGAACGCCACGGTAACAGTTAGTGGAGCATTTTTAGCTAGTGTTGACACGGGCACCAGCGGCGTTTTGTTCTCTGAGGCTGAGTTTGAGTCCCCTGGAGACCGGGCTGTTGTAAGTGGTGACATTCTCAACGTTAAGTACACCTTTAGCTTAGCTGATGCATAAGGAGCAATCATGGCTACAACTTTTGTTAAAAATCAAGAAGTGCGCCTTAAAGGCGTTATTCCACAAGGCCCAGTTGTTGCTCTCCGTATGACGGAAGATGGAGAGTTCTTTTATATGGTCGAATGGACTGATGCTGATGGTGTAAAAAAATCTCGCTGGTTTTCAGAGTCTGAGTTAGAGGCTGCTTAAAAATGTCTGATGGCGGCTGGTCATCCGGTACGTGGGGCCAAGCCGGTTGGGGCGGCTCTGTTTTTGATCGTGCTGTTGTTGAAGCCACATCAGGCGCTGACCAGATGGATGGAGGTAATACCTACAGCCGAGCAGTTGTAGAAGCTGGAAGCGGGGCAGATCAGTTCTCCTCTATACCAAACTACTTCTGTGATATTGCAGAGGCTGGGGAGGGGGCTGATCAAGTATTTGGAGATGTTGAGTTTTTTGCTGAAGCTTCAGAGGTAGCAAACGGCAGTGACGCGGTAGTTGCAAGACTTGCAGAAAGTAACGCTGCGGTTTCTGAGGGCGCTAATGGATCTGACGAAATAGTAACTTTAGTGACTTTCCAGACAGCCGTTATAGAAGCTTCTACGGGTTCTGATGAAACAGTAG